CACCAAAGACACCAATGTTCACTCGGCCTGTTTTGGACCGAGACTTGCGAAAAGCGTAAGGTACGCCATGCAAGCGGTAGGCAACTATGACAATCGCGGCAAAGATCATCGTCTGAAGCGGAAAGGTAAAACCATTCCCCATAGACGATATCATTTGAAGCTCGACCCAAGAACCATCTGGCATGATGGTCTCGGGGCTCCTGGTAAGCATGAGCCAACGAAGAAAATACTTCGGCAGCACACGCTTACAGAGCTCGATCGAGATACTATCTGAAGCAGACGCAAGATCGATAGTTCCAAAAGAACCGTCGATCGAACCGAGACGGGCAAGTTCGGCGTTAACATCCTGTTGATCAGCTAGGTCAAGACCTAGCCGCGACATGAGTATCCGCCTAATTTCCATCCCGATCCCCAGCTGAAAGAACATATTCAGCGTGGGTTCTGTACAGATAGTCCGACGAATGTCGTTCTGCTTGGGAACAGAAGACGTCTTCGAACCACGCACATTCCGGGACCCATGGTGAAGGTCGCGTGCTTTTTCGGCAGCGGCCCACGTAGGATTCCTCGAAATGAAAGTGCGATAAAGCACTCGGAGCGTGTCGTTTGTAGCTGTAAGAGGCGAGTCGAATAACTTCGTATAGAAGTCAAGTTCGTCGCATCCTAAGCTAGCCTTCTTCCCTGGGCGAGCATCAGTTAAGATGTCTTCCAGGGTAAGCGGACATCCGAACGGGTGAAGCCAGTCATCGAGCAAGTCGGTAACACCGTTGACGAGTTCATCGTCAAAGATAGCACCAGGCTGCACGGTAACCTGACCACAGCGTTCGTTAAATTCACAGAACTTAGCAAAGGCTTTCGCCTCTGCTTGTGGCTGCTCGGCGTATACGAATTTCTTCGTAAACGTCCTTGCAATCACAGCTCTGTGAATATCCGCGATCCCCATATCTGATGATAGAGGGGAATCAAGGCCGACAACTCGCATGGCCTCATTCAACTCGCTTACTAGCGAGTGAACGACCTTCTCGGGTAGTTTATTCCGGTTCACGGATAGACCCCCAGATGGCGAGGATATCACCAAACGTCCGCCGGCGGTGCTGCATGAGAGCAGCACCGATGGCGGGCGAATGATGAAGCCTCATACTCCATCGGGGGATCTTGTCCGTGTCATCGGAATGCACAGCCCGGTATCGACCTGCACCACCCCTTCCACAGGCATGCGTCTCGACGACCATCTGACAAGCGAGTAGAGTTCTGGCATTCCAAAAGGAAAGGCCGGTGAACTCTGGACTCGTCTGCTCAGCTGATCCATCAGGATTAGCAGGCCCAGGAAAGAAGAAGATGCGAAAGGTTGCTTTCGTCGACATGGAAAACTCCTGTTGAGGAATTGAGAAGGACAGGTCACATCACGCCAGAAGTGGCGGTGTCACCAACGCCAGCGGACTGCTGGCTGAGTGCACCGATATGCGCCGAAAGCGCAGCTCGGACACTCAGCGGGTCAGCCGAATCGGCCCCTACGGGGACTCGAATCACGGTTTGGATATCCATAACCGCCGCCGGCTGGCCAGCGAGAGGAAGCACACCCTTACGGGTCTGAACCTTGTACTGGTTCATGGGCACCGAGGGCAGAAGGCCCGTCACGGGATTGGTTTTACCCAATACCTTGAGAACCTTCTGCTTCCAGAACGTGACGGTGAAAGGCGAGGACACAGAATGGACGGCAACGCCCGTCTGTGTACCGCCAAGCGCCGTCACAGCCACTTGCTTCCCGTTCACGTCAGGTGCCGTATCGGCAACGTGCGTGTACGTCGGAGACGTCAGGCCAGTCATGGCCGCACCCGTAATGGGCGAAGTAAGACCCCACGTCATGTGGTGGTTCCCTTCCAAAGGTGGTTATTAATTTCATCCACGCCGTCCTTGAAGAAGAGCCAGGGTGTTAACCCAGGCGTTCGACATCATGGACGGGACTCTAAACTGTACAGTAGGAATACCTACCGTACTGATTACAGTACGCGTGAATGAGGTTGTCATCTTTGTGTAGCCCCCAGCGTTACCTGCAGCAGATCCATCAAGACCTAAGCCCGGGTAGGAAACCTTCCCGGTCTGACAGTCCTCTTGGATCGTATGCATGTATGTCTTCGAACTCCAGGTTATCCCGTCCGTGGCGGTGCACATTGCGGAAAGCAAGTCACCAACATTGACGAAATAATCTACGAAGAACGACCATGGTAGCAAGTTCCAAACCGAGGGGATAAAATCCCTCGGAGCAAAACCTGCTAGCTCGGCCAGGCGCACAAAATCGCCTGACCCAACAGGTCGCACGCCTTCTCCGCGATACCCAGCCCTAATTTTAACTTCAACGATCATCTTCCGACGCGTAAAGCGCTGAAAAGAGAAACCGTTCCAGTTATCACTAATGGCAGATTGGGTAATCGGTGACTCAGTACGGCCATAGCCATTAACCTCTGTATGAACGAGATCTTTATTCTCGATCTGCCAGCGGGCAATGGTTTCGGCTCCTTCTTGTAAGTCCTTGATGAGGGGACGTATTTCGAAGGAGTACGTGAGCCACGCGTCTGCTAAAGCTTTGTTAAGCTTTTTCTGTTTCCGCTTGCTGGGAGTTTTCGACTCCCAACGTGCGCGACCCGAACTAGACGGAGATCTAGTGAGCGGATCGTACATTTGGTAGCCAAGTACCCTTGCAATGATTTTACGTTGCAGGGCAAGATATCTTGGCACACCATTCGCGAGAACAGCCGCAGTACGTCGGATTAGCCTGATAGTTTCATCAAACTCCCCCGCAAACACCAGACCCTTCCAATGGGTCTGCTGCGCTTGGAGTTGCTTGTAGAAAGCAGTCAAGGCTAGGTTCTCGGCCCCTGCCGTCGGCCCTTGGGAATGGCTCCACGTATTCGGTAGGAGGAAAAATCCTAACGAATTGTGGATAACCATCCTAGGGTCCGCCGCGGAAAATCTCCATTGAGCTAAGAGCTGCCCTGGGCCCATCCGAAGACGCGTAGCGTCGCCGGACCAACCCGTGGTAGCATTCTGTTGTTCTCTAATGAGCCAACGCCACTTAGGCTGTTGAATACTCGTGGCCGTGTTGTTAGTCCATGTGGTGGTTAGCCATCCATAGACATTAGACAACACGAATCCAGGAGGATTAACAGATTCGTTGACGTAGGGCCAAGAGAGGCACCAGAGCTTAGACTTCATATGGAGATCTCCA